CAGCGACACTTACGTAAGTCTTCTACTGGTTTGCCCTTGTAGTCGTAGCGCCAGAGGTACTTCAGTGCGTTACCCTTAAGATAACCGTTGAATTCTTGGTTAGGCATGGACGCTTTGATTGCTTCGATGGCTTCGATTGATCCTTTGTTGTAGTGGTCAGGTTGGTCCACAGGGTCTACCTTCATAGGTTTTCTGATAGATAGATTGTTCAGTGCAGCAACAGTGTCCCACTCAGCAGGAGTCGCATCATCAATACTCATTTTCTTCCTCCTCTAGCTCTTCTTCAAACACGTCTAGTCTGTTAATTAACTTGTCCTCAAACCTGTCCAGTATCTCTTCTGAGGTTATCTGCAGGGCCTCCAGTAGGTCGTCTGGGTCAAAAGTTTTCAAGAGGCGTTCCTTAATTTCCTCTAGCGTTAGTGACATAGTCAATCAACTCCTGTAGTGTATCTATATTATACCATAAAATTTCTTCCTTGTCACACCATTCTGACATAGTCATTTTGGCCCCCTTACGTATCTTCTTGTTTGGCTGCATCAGTACGAAGACAAGCTCCTGTTCTCTTGGCAGACTGTCTCTGATGCTGGTGTACTTCTTGGTGTCTCCGTCTCTGAAGTATCCTTTACATTCGACGAGAACACCAGAGGCATGATGAACAAAGTCAGGACGATAACTGCGCTCAATGGTGTAGGGGACGGTGAAGGGTTCATAGTCAAAACCTTTTAGTATCTTGCTGACATCTTCTTCAAACGTGCTTCTAAATGCTGATTTCTTGGACCTTCGGCTCATTGACCACCTCCGTTAAAAACCTTGGACCTGTAGAGTAAGCAAAGGCACGTAGACCCGGCCAACAACTTTTCTTGTACGCACAGTACGAACAACCTATGTCCAACTTCATGTTACCGCTTTTGCCGTCTGGTTTAGCTTCATAACAGTTCTCAGGAGGCTCTGGCTGCTTCACCATCTCTTGGACATGCTCAATGCGGTCTGTGATGTCAAAGGCTATGGTTTCATGCACAGGGGCTTGAGTGTCCTCTTCGTCGTACATAAGATAGGTTAGGTGTCCATTTTGTTTGTCCATCGCCAACCATCCAAAGCTTTTTTGATCCTCCGCCTTTGCATATCCTTTAATTTGAGCGACGTATCCAAACGGGTCATCGTAAGCCAGAGTGCCGTCTTTGAATTTTTTAAACCCATACGACGAAACACTTTTAACGTCCGTGACAACACCATCAATTTTACAGTCCATAGAACCCGTAATACCGTTGATTTCACACTGTTTTTGTTCTGCGGTAACTTCATGTCCCGATGCCCTCGTAAGAAATAGTAATAATTCTTCAATCAAATGTCCGTACAGGAACTTAACAAGGGTATGTCCTTGCATTTCTTCTGACTTCTGAACATTGTTGTAGTGGTTCCATAGAAACTTATCACGCTTACCAATGTTGGACATGCGTAACTTACGGCCATCAAAGTTTCTTTTGCCGCCAAACTCTTTACGCATGAGGTCCTTGACGTTTTCTCCAAACTGCTCAATGCACTCTTCGATGTCGACGTCTTTGTCTACTCTCTTGGTTTTAACCAGCTTGTAAATGTCGTCTACTAATGTGTATACATTTTTCATTGGTACTTCCCTACTAGACCTGAGACAACCTCTTGGGCTTGCTCTGGTGTGCATTTAAACCACTCGCTGCGTCTTTCGTACAACTTTTGTAGTTCACTGTGTGCTTCGGACTCTGCAGAACGTCTGTCTTTAACGTCCCAACTATAGTTTAACACATAGTCCCTAAAAGGGGAAGAGGTTTGGTAACCGTTGAGTCTGTCAGCTGCGTCTACCGCCATTCCAACCTTAACCCATTCAGAAAAGTTAGGGTTGACTATGACGTACACTTGACCTTCTGTGCTACTTTCGTACTTCTCAAGACTGCTAAAAGCAGCGTCTTCAAAGGTCTTGTAACGTCCGGGTTTGTACAAAGGATGTGTCATAGGAATGTACTTACCATTTACCCACATCCTCTTTGGGTTGTTTCTTTTATGGGTTTTAATGTTTTCTGAGACCCTACAGGTTTTGCAATGGCTCCTTGGCCTTCCTCTATGTTTATGAAAGCTACTTAGGGGCAAGTTTTCTTTACACTTCGTACATTGTTTAATAGACTCTATCATTAATGTGTCTCCGCCCATGTTGTTCCAACTTTGTATTCCCCGTCCAGTGGACATCTGAGTTTAAAGTGTACGCCAGACGCCTTGAGACATTCGACCGCAAGCCAACCGAATTTCTCTGCTTGTTCTTCAACCACCTCCGATTGTACTTCATCATGGATGTTACCTATAAATTTGTAGTCAAGTTTCCACTGCTTTGCATAGTCGTCCAAAATCACCAGTGCCTTTTTCATTACGATTGCACCTGCTGCTTGGAGTAGAGTATTTAATGCAGCATGTTCAGATCGAACTCGAAGTCTACGTCCGTCAAGTCCTGTAAGATAACCACGCCCAGCTGCTCTAGTAATGCGTTCTCGTAAACTTTCAAGAGCAGGTGTGTTTCTAAGAAATCGTTGCTTAAGAGTTCTGCCGTCTCCTGCAGTTCCTCCGACGATAGTTCCAATTTTAGCGTCTCCGGCTCCATAGAGGAAAGCGTAGATGAAAGTCTTAGCTTGAGGTCTTGTTTCAAGTCCCGCAGCCAATTGATTTCTGGTATGAATGTCTTCTCTAAGTAGGACATTTGTAAACTCCTCGTCATTCATGTAATGGGCCAACATACGTAGCTCAAGGCCACTAGCATCGAACCCAACTAACTTCTTCCCAACAGGTACAGTCCAACAAGAGCGGCACTCATGTCCGTATAGGCTGTGACTTGCAGGTACTTGTGCCATGTTAGGACTCTGGTGCGTCATACGTCCTGTGACTGCGCCGTTGCTTATAACACGACCGTGTACCCTACCGTCGTCCTCAACAGCGTCTAACCAAGAATGTACTTGCGCATATCGCTTTTGAAGAGTAAGGTACTCCAAAACTTTTCCCGCCTCAGAGACGTGACTGTTTTCCTTAAGCGTCTTCTCGTCGACAACGGGCTTTCCGCTTGGCGTTTTCTGAGTCCAAACCGCACCCTTACTTTTAAGTCGTTCTGCAACTTGTTGTCTGGACCCAACATTGAAAACTGTAACTTTGTCTTTAAGTCTTTTCCCTGTCTTCTCAGAGAACCTTTCTTCGATAACGGGCGGGAACATACTTTGTAGTTCGGTTTCAATGGCATTCATGCCCTCCTTAAATGTGGCACACAACTCCATAGCCAGTCTCTGGTTCAACAACCAACCATTCCGCTCCTGCTGCTGTACGGCAAACTGAACCTTGTGTTCCAACTCAATGGACTCTCCAGAAAAGTCGACCATGTCCCTCACAAGTTGCTGATGAACTGCCTCCGTGACTTCCACATCACGCATACAATAATCAATCATTGCAGTAGACAAACAAGACCAGTCGTCGTGGTCACCTTTTGGGAAGCCCAGAAGCTCACCCCAGACCTTCAAAGAGTGTCCTCCGGGTCTACTTGGGTCGTACAAACGTGACAACACTAGAGTGTCCACTATGCGCTCAGGAGCCACAGAAACGCCCCAGAGACGTTTTAGCACTGGGAGGTCGTAACCTATCAGGTTGTGGCCTACGACGCTCACAGAGCCTTCTAGAGCCTCACAGAGGGTGTCTGCACGTGTATGTACCTGTGACACACCGTTTTCCCGTGTTACAACACACCAGATGCGTGTGGGGTTGAGACCGTCGGCTTCCAAGTCAAGGTAAATCAAAAGTCTTCCCCTATTTCTGGATTAGCAACTTCCGACAACCTGCCTGTTTTTCTGTCGTAAGCCAACCAACAAGCTGGGCCTGTTTCACCCGTGTAACGATTCTTTAGGACACGAACAGTGGTCGTATTCCGTATGTCTTCGTTAGCGTTCTGTTGGTCACGCTCCATGCCAATGACGATGTCCGACAGTTGTGCAATCGCCTGTGAACCCCGTAGTTCACCCAAGGATATCTGAGCACCGTCCTCGTGTGCCTTACCTTGTGACCTACGTAAGTGTGACACGAGGAACAGACTGATGCCTGTCTCAGCCACCAGAGTCCGCAGTTTGGTCATGATTTCGTCAATGGCCTTCCGTTCGTCCCCTGATTCCTGAGAACTGACGACGATGGACAGGTGGTCCAGTATGACGTACCGGCAGTCAAGTGCTTTTGCCATGTAGCGAACACGGGCGAGCAGGTTATCAGCCGACGTTGACCCCCAATGGTCAAATAGGTAGTAACGTCCTGTTCCCAGTGTGGTCTCCCAAAACGGTCGAAGTTCGTCCACAGGCGTGTCCTCTTCCAAGTGAAGGGGCCTGTTTGCCGCCACCGACATGATACCAAGCGTTGTTCGGGCCAGATCCTCCTCAAGCGCCAAGACTCCAATATTGCCTTCGCATCGGCGTAGAAGATCATACTCGATTTCTCTGATAAATTGGGACTTTCCCATACCACTGCCGCTAGTGATCGTAACGAGTTCATACGGTCTATGCCCCCTAGTTATATGATTCAGTCCCTCCCATGGATAAGGTATTGACTTTACTTTCCTTTTTTCTACAAGCTTTTCCCAAGTATCAGTACCCGCTACAATACCGTCAGGTCTGTACGTTTTAGATTCCCACCAACAACTTGTAAACTCTTTAATCTTGTTCGCCATGAGCATTTCATTGGCGTCCTTCATTGGGAGTCTACATATCTTCAGCTTGTTGGGACTAAACAGGTCTTTAACTTGCTCTATAGCTGCTTCGCCAGCTTTGTCGTTGTCGAAACAAATGACTACAGTGTTGTAATTTTCCAACCACTCTAGTTGCTCTTTGATTTCTTTAGCTGCGTTGCCAGCACCCGAACGTAGGGACACAACGTCCCACTTCTGTCCTGACATTTCGTAGACAGCTAGTGCGTCCAATTCACCTTCAGTAATCGTAATGAATCGGTTGTCTCTACATACGTTTTGACCAAAAAAGCCAACCTTGCTGATGTCGCCTGTCGAATAAAAGTTTTTCGTACTGACTTCACGGGCTTTGGTTGATGCTACTTCCCCAGTACCTAAATCGTAGTAAGGATAATGGTGTTTTTCAATTTCACCTGTGGCTGAGTACTCAACGGTAACCCCATAGTGCCCACAGGTGGCTTGAGAAATGCGCCTATTGGGTATTGCGGAAACAACACCACCCATCGACAGTGGTTTAACTTTTGGTAACTGTGTTGTCATTCCTGTCTCGCCGTTGACGTGATAGTTACAATTGACGCCAAAACAGTGTTGGCCTCCATTGTCGTAAATAGCGAGAGCGTCCGAAGAACCACACTTCGGACAACTCTCATGTCTCAAGAACTTAGAAGTCTGCGGCATCGCCTGCCATAACCTCTGCTTCCTCAAGAACTTTTACAGCTTCAAGGTAGGTTGACACACCATGCACTGGATGTGCTGGCCCAAGCTTGAACTTCAAGCGCACCTTTGAGTTGTAAGGTACTTCTCCAGTGTAGGGGTTGCCTTCAGCATCAAAACGCTTGATTTCGTACCGTGATTTAAACTTACGCTGTTTGTTGCCCTCGTAGTCCTTAATCTTGACTCCTTGGGCAGACAGCGAAGCTGCGTCGTCTTCAGACATGGTAATGGTCATTGAGTACTGACCTGTGTCCTGACCGTTAAACACATCGTGCTGGGTCAAGTTGCTGAAGTTTACGACACCTTCTATTACTGTTGCAGTCATGGAATAATCTCCGCCAGTCGCAGACTTACGTCTACGTTTATCGTTTTATGATTGCATTATTGCTAATCATACTAATAGTATACACTAATCTACGCACTTGGTCAAACAATATTCACGTACTCCTGATTTATGATTGTCTGTACATGGACGTACCCTTCGGGCCAGTACGTGTAGGACTCTGCGAGTGCCTTAGCTGTCCTACGTACTGACGCCTCAAAGTTCTCAAACAACCCTAGCTCGTCCTTACAGTACCAAAAGGGTATACGTAGGACTGGCTCTGCTGGCCCGTGTTGCTCATAATACACAATAATCTCAGCGTCGTTATGAATAGAGCCGTCGTTGCCGAAGTGCTTAACGTGGTCGTTGTCCGGTTGTTTCATAATTCAGACTCCGCTTGCGGTAGTTCGTCACTAGCAATAAACAAAATCCTGTCTAGTGTCACTCTAGGCATAACCACGTTGCCCTTGTCGTCAAAGGACACCTCAAGCTGGTCCTGTTCGTACACAAAAGGTATACCACCCCAAGGGTCACGCTTCATGATGTCATTGGTCACTGTGCGGGCCTGAGTGTACCCGAAGCAGTAGATTTGATAATCACCGCCGTCGACCAAATAAATGCTCTTTTCGTCAATCGCCATAACTTAAGTTTCTCCTAAGGTTTACTAATATAGTACAACAACATACAACTACTAAATTAAATACTAAGGTAACAACAATAGTAACTACTTTAGTAGAGGGTATCATAGTTGTCGTCGTCAGTCAATGACCCATTTGGGTAATATTCCATAATTTCTTGTGTGTCTAGTCCTGCAGTAGCAGAAGAAGACAAACAAATGCCGCAGAGATCAAGAAAATTGCCATGTACGTCCTTCCGTGTTAGTTCAGAGTCTTCTAAAATTCTATCGCAAGCTTTACAGCGCATCTCGCCAGTACTCCCCATGTAAATCAATCATTAATCGCTCTAGGTGTTTGTAGGACAGCCCTTTGTACTTTCTTCGGCTTTGTAGTCGGTACATCTCAGTGTCAAATTCCACCAAGTGTTCCACCATGGCGTGTGTCTCTGGGTCTACAGTAGGGCCTGAGTTGTCATCTAAAACACCACTATCGGTTGCGTATTCATCTATCGTCATTGTAAGCTTTCTCCATACGTTTGCATATTTCGTCTATAATCTTCTGCTCTTCCTCTTTCCAAGCTGAGATGTCATCAAGACCTTCGTAGTCTTCGGCCTCTAGATCATCGTAATAGCTATCATGAGCAATTTCCCAAGATTCCCTAGGCATCGTCTTTTTCTCCCTTAATCAAAACCCATATAGTCCCAAGTATACAAAAACTCCACAACAAAAACAAGACTTTAATTTCCATTAATCAAACCTCGCTATCTTCTGGTTTCCTTTGTCATCGGTAAGTCCGACGATTGCATAAGGGTACACCCAAAGGGTAAACCCAAGCTTTGTAATCTTAGCTATAGGGTCCAAAGGTCCGTCCTCGTCGTTGTCCGCTAAGTACCGGCCTTTGTTGTCGACTATGGTTCCCTCGAAAGGGTACACAAAGCCACCATAATGATACAAGGAATCCATTTTGTCCGCTACGGACTGTATGGACTGCCCCTCAATGTACAGTGATCGTTCAAAAAAGTGCGGTATCAGCCCAAGGGCCTCAATGGATACCCTGTCGTCTAAGATTTCAACTATCATCGTTTAGCTCTCCTTTTGCATGGTCCACGTCACAATCGCACAGTATAGCGGCACCGTCATAGGTCTTATATATGCCCCATGATGGTTCGCTAGGGTAATCCGCTACCCTTACCGCTGTTTTAGCCACTAAGGTATCCTCAAAGTACTTGCCGGTAATTTGGCACATGTAAAATGTTGTCATCTATCCCGCTCCTTTTTATCAATGTAAATACACAAGGGCGTGAGTATAACACACGTCCCAAGTAGTAACAATACGTCAAACCACGGTTGCCATTGTTCAATCATCGTCGTGGCCACTCGTTTATACCCTTCTCGTATCCTACAGCGTGCCCGACTATCCAGCCAAAGCCAAAGCATGCCACCATTAACACACTAAACATCATTAATTCCATTATGCCGCCCTCGCTATGACGTCGTTTTGTTTCTTTACCATACTTTTACCGTGTCCAATGTAGCACACTACTGCCACGTCTTTAGACCAGCATGCCCTACAAGGCCCACATTTGCCCTCACGGGAATAAGCTTCACAAACTAGGGCACCACTAGGGACATTGTCCAACGTCGCTATGGTGGACGTTTGAGGGCCTTGTATGACGTCTCCGGTAATACTGTCAGATGACAAGCGTACCACTACGTTTGCCAGTGCGGACATCTCCGCCAACACTGGACCAAATTTCTTAAACTTGTGCATGCGTGTCGGTAGCCAATGATTGCACCACGGTGTGCGCTTCATTACTTCTAGAATCTTGTACGCAAGTCTGACGTCGTATACGTCCCCACTGTCAAACCATCGAAAGTAACGGTCATTGTCTAATTCTGCGACCATGTCATCGACCCATGCGTCACGCTTCCAGTCTTCCCGATTGTGCTCTCTAGGGGCCTTGACGTTGGGGTAGCGATAATTGCCCCTTGTGGCATAGCATCCCGAACAAGCGTCGACCAATGAACCATCGGCTTTGCGTGAAGCTGGGCATGTGTCGAGCGCTTGTAGTGACCACGACCGACCCGGCATTTTTGATGCTTTCGATAGCTTAATCATTACGCATATCTCCGCACTAATGAATCGTAAATGTCCCTACCGTTAGACGATAGTGACTCGTAAGTATATAAATGCTTTACGGCATTCGAAGGGATAAACCGCATTTGGTTTAGTTTCGATTGTATGCGCATTTCTGGACTGTTTTGTCCGTTCATATAGTCTCTAGCGTAGCAGTAGTATGCCTCGCAAATGTCCCAGCGGTCAAAGTACATAGCGTTACCCTCTTAGGTTGTCTAATACCACGAAAACCCCGCATATAGCGAGGTCCCGTGAAGCTTGGATTGTTTAGCGGTCGTCGATGCTGATATTGACGTTCCGTCCGTTCTTATGCTCTACATAGAGAGACCATAGACCGCCCGACAGCTTGTGATAGCACTCGCCCTGTGAGTAGCTAAATGGTCGCTTTAGGGCCTTACGCTTACGAATGATGATGCTGCGACCGAATACTTTAGATGTTGTTACGTTTTCCATGGTGTTTGCCCTCCTTGGGCTTTTGTTGGCCTTGGCGTGATTGCCTTGGCTTGAGTTCATAATGCCACAATGGTCCGACGATGCAACATTTATTTTCTGTGAATATTTACATATTATTTTTCTTGCCCTTTTGTTGGTCTTGTGTTACTCGCATGCGCACACGTTATAGAAGGCCATAAGGGTCCAACATAAGTTCACACACTTGTCAATACCCAAAGTGCAAAAACTCGTAAAAACTTTTGTTGGTCTTATGGTATACCCCAAGTGTAAAACCCCGTGACGGGCTTCTCAGGGCGTCTCAGGGCCATGTGGATAACTTGAGGCGCAACTGTGGATAACCTTGTGTACAACCTGTGCATAACCTGTGGATAACTCAAGGGTGTGGATAACTATTTGTCCACAGGATAAACACAGGTTATGCACAGGCTGTGGAAAACTTGTGGATAACTTGTGCATAACCTGTGGATAACTTTGGGCCGGGGGCCGTAGTTCATCGCTGTCATTGTCACTGTTGCTACTCAGGCACAAAATAGGTCAAAATTAGAAAAATTAAGTAAAAAATAATAACACGTAACCTATTGTTTTCACTGAAGTTTCTAATATCCCTGGAATTACCTCTAAAATAGCTTGACTTTTATGTAAACTTGTGTTATACTATTGGCATATTGAGGGATAATTTTAGTTATGACCACTGAAGTTAAAAAAAGAGGTCGTGGCAGACCCCGGAAGTCCGAAGTAGCCGCTGTAAAGCCCGGAAACAAGGGTCAAGTAGGCCGACCCAAGGGTGACGCAGCGATAATCAATGAATACAAAGCACGTATGTTGGCTTCTCCTAAGTCACGTAAGGTCCTAGAGACTATTTTTGATGCTGCTTTGGACAACGACCATAAAAATCAAGCTGCTGCTTGGAAACTTGTGATGGACCGTATACTACCAGTGGGTGCTTTTGAAAAAGACGTAGTAAAAGATGCTGGTAGAAACGCTATACAGATCAACATAAGTGGCGTTGGTGCTGCTGAAATTACAACACCTGACACGGCTGCAAGCTGTGCTTCCATTATTGAAGGAGAAGTAGTAGATGGCTCTTAAGCACTTCAAAAGAGAAGAGTTTGACTGTCAGGTCACTGGCACCAACAACATGGAACAAGAGTTCCTAGAGAAGTTAGACCAATTGCGGGGCGCATGTGGTTTCCCCTTTGAGGTAACGTCGGGTTACCGTCATCCAACCAAGCACCCCATTGAAATGAAAAAGGCGGTGCCGGGAACACATGCCCAAGGGATTGCGGCTGACATAAAAATAACTAATGCCGCCCA